GATATTGGCATCAGAATAAAGCGGTTAACCCTGCGACAGGTACTAGAAATCCGACTATCATAAACAACAGCTGGGTAACGCAACGAGTTCTTGATATATCTGGTATCACTTCTGTATACTATAGGGGAACAACATATACTGCCCCTAGCGGTGGATTTAGCGTGGCTACTCTTAATGGATTTGGTTTCCCAACTTATAGCAATACCCAAGTTAGGATACTTATTCGATACGCTCCTCTTGAGTCGCAAATACAAGATTGCATTAATGCGGGAATTATAGTAGTCAGTGCCGCTGGCAATTATTCTACAAAGATAGCAAGAGACGATCAATCTACGACTGATCCGGATTATAACAATACAGTTTCACATTCCGGAGGAACTGATTACTATAATAGAGGAACATTTACTACAATTTCTAATGGTATTGTAGTCGGCGCTTTGAGCTCTTCATATATCGATGTTAAATCAGGGTATTCTGAAACAGGTCCTAGGATTGATGTATGGGCGCCTGGCTCTTATATCACGAGCTCGGTATTCAATAACACCACCTATGGTGGAGCTGTAGCCGATGCTAGAAATAGCAGTTACTATCAAGTTAAAATTAGCGGAACATCGATGGCGTGTCCGCAGGTTACAGGACTGCTGGCGACTTTGTTAGAATTATTCCCCACCGCTTCGCAGGCGGCCGCCCAACAATATCTAATCGATAACAGTAAACAAGGCCAACTGCAAGATGGTGGGTATAATGTTGTGAATCCCTTGTACGATGTTAGCCTACTGCAAGGCGCACCAAATAGGACATTGTATGCATATTGGCCTCCTGCGCCAACAGCAACCGTTGCTTTACCTTCAGTGACCATCAAAGCACAGACAGTGGCAAAGTTTACTCCGGTGATAGGTTCTGGCGGGTTTGGATCATTGGTTTATACTATCAGTCCTGCGTTGCCACTTAGTTCTTTAGATGGCACTGCAACTTGTTGGATTGAAGCAATCGCAGGAAGAACTGATGTAGCATATTTTCATTTGGTATCGTTACAGGATGTAAGCAACTATAAAGCTGGTGACGGAGTTTTTGGGGCAGGAATAGCAGAAGGATCTATTTTGACATATCCTACAGATGCAACTAAAAGAACGTGGGTCATAACACCAGGCCGTGCTTCTAATTTAGGCAGTGCCGGTAGTCCCGTATATTTTGACACCGGTCTTCACATAAATGCCTATACTGGTGAGATTATAGGAAGAACCTCAAGAACTCAAGGATCAACAACATATACGGTTACAGTCACGGGTAGCGGAATTTCAGTATCAAGGCAGTTCTCCTTAGCAATTAGTTCTCCAGTGTCGTATAACATTACACTCGATGTGCCGTATGGTAGTGATGCTATTCAAAAATGCGATATCCTGCAGGTAGAGAATGTTACTCCAAAAGGTGTTATAGTTTGGGTTCACGGCGGCGGGTGGTCGGGCGGCACGAAATCAGGAGCAGGATTTACATCAAACCAAGCCGGAAGTTTTATAAATGAAGATGACCAAATAAGACAACTGGCACAAAAAGGCTATATTGTTGTTAACTGTAACTATCGGTTGGCCACCAGTGATTCAAACTACATACCGTCACCTGGCGGCACCGTGGCAAACTATCATCCTGCGGGAGCCGACGATATTGAAACCATAATAAGATTCTGCACAATTACAAATGCGGGGTCTGGTTATAGCGCATTATGGAATACGATTTCAGCTAGAACCGCTACGTACGGGCTTATTATTACCGGAGCAAGTGCGGGTGGACATTTAGTAGCTTATGCTGGTATGAAATACATCTACGACTACGGACAAGGATCACTTACTGCTATCTGCCCCGTAGTAGGACCAATGGATTTAGATTATGTTACACTAAACAATGCAACAATTACCCCTACTGCAGAATTTATTGTCAATAGCTATGTAAACAGTACAGGCAATAGCACAGCATTGCAATCAGCTTCGCCTAGATACAAATATGGATCACAAGCAAGTCCAGGGTTATGGCGTAATGCTGTTAAAAATTCCAATGTTAAATTTATTTTCGTTAATAATATTAATGACACATTAGTTCCTCCGGTGTTAACTGATAATTTCATCAATACACTACTGGCAGAGTTGGGAAATAATCGAGTTAAGTATATTCAACTAGACGAGGGTGGCGATTGGGCGGCGGCCAACATTACATATCCCAGTCATAACTTAACCAGTCAACTTTCAACTATTGCAGAAACAGTGGCAATTTTAGGTAATACAATAACCGTTTCAATCCTAGTTCCTACGAAACAGGCTACTGCTGGAACTTCTGTAGGCTCGTTTACTCCAATAGTATTTGTTGGTGGTACGGGAATTATAACATACAGTATTAGTCCAAGCCTTCCTTCGGGATTGAGTTTTAATACATCTAGCGGTGCTATCACTGGAACACCAGCCGGTGCTTTACAGACTACTACATATACTGTTACAGGAACAGATTCATCTAATAATACTTCATCTGGTACTTTTACACTATCAATTCAATCTGCTCCTGTATCTGGCTCAACTAATGCAGTTAACCATAATGATTGGAATCTTTTACAAAGCAAGGTGACAGCGGTCCTAAAGGCTCCAGACGCCAGCACCGTCAATCTAGGGTGGAATCAAAGTTACACAAGTAGTATAGTAAACACTAACGATAAGATAACTGGTATTGAGTATGATCAAATTGCACAAGATGTTGATAAATGCTACATACAAATTGCTAATACGCGATATCAACCTACATCTAGAGTACCAGTAACATCAAAATATCTAGTTACACAATCCGACTATAATGGATTGAGCGCGGCTGTTGACTATGCCTATACAAATAGAAATACAGCATCTTCAAGTAGACTAACTCAAAGTTCATGGACAGCGCACGGCGGTAATATTTCCTTTTCACAAGCACACGGATTTGGTTATCGAGTCGAATTTGCCAACAATGCGGATTTTAGAAGTTTTTGGAATGCTGGCGGGTATATAACATGGAATTTTAGTTTTGTGCCATCCATACAAAATCCAATTAGTCAAGGCTGGGCAGACCTTCTCGGCGGACTAGGATCATTTAGACTTACCAGAACTTCATTTACTCAATTTAATCAAGGTATAACTTATCCTGCAATAATAGGGCAAACTGGCGGAGTATATGGCGGGAACATGCTGGTAAATCCAGATCCAATAAACCAAGTTATAACTCCAACGGCAAAAGTCTTCGAAGCAGACGCAAACTACACCAGCAGTTACTTTGTTATGTTCCTTGGGGTAGACAATGCAGATTTATTTCAGGCAAAATCTATCGTCGTAGTTAGTGCAATCCAGAATATGTATGTTGGTGCAGGCGGTTCTAACATCGTTTCAAGCGGTAATCCTGGGTTAGGGCAGACGGTTACGTATCCTTTCAATATTCAACCCATAGGCCAGACTTATGTGTATAATTACTTGGACGGCACTAGATATAATGCTCCAAGCTATCCAGGAATACAACCGTCATTCTAATTAAAAGGTTGAAATGGACGACAGATTAGTTAAAGCACTGGCGCATGCTGATTATAGACAAACGCTCGGAATTGAAAGACAAAGATTAAAAGACAAAGCACATGCAGAACTTGTTATAGGATACTGCGGTGGCATATTTACTGTTGATCGAACACTAATCGGTTTTGTTAATTCTATTAAAGAATATGGATCTGCTGTTATCTTAGACGACAACGGCTATCCTATTGAGATTGAAAACTTAGAAGATTTCCAAGCACGAGTAATCGGAACGTACTTTGAAGTTACTAATAGATATCTAACAGACTATAACGAGATCAAACAGAAACGAACTGCGGCTAAACTGGTAGATCTATGAATCGGGGATGCTGTATCTTTGCCTTTGATGGTGACATTGACTACGGCCCACAAGCTGTTCTTGCGGCCAATCTAGTTAAAAAACATCTTAATATACCTGTGAGCCTTATAACAGATACTGATACTTTAGAAAAAATTGATACTACTATTTTTGATAAAACTATTATCACGTCAGTAGATAACCGCGATAACTCTCGAATACTATCTGGAAAAAATATTGCATTTAAAAATGTCAACAGAAATAAAATTTACGATCTTACTCCTTATGATCGTACACTACTAATTGACAGCGATTTTCTAATATTCAGTAATAGGCTTAAAGAATATCTAGATAGTGGCTATAATTTTATGATATGCGAAAACATGAAAGACCTATGCCCTAATAGGTCCGGTAGCAATTTTTCATTTAGTCCACAAAGTCTTCACATGCTGTGGGCAACAAATATAATATTCAATAAAACTCCCGAAAACAAAATTCTGTTTGACTTAGTGGACCATATCAGAGAAAATTGGGCATGGTACGGAACACTTTATCAGTTTGACACCAGAAGATTTCGTAATGATTATGCATTTACTGTTGCATGCCACATCATGGGCGGGCTTGGTGCTGAGAAATACTATGTAGCATTGCCTAGTCCAATTTTATTCAATGACAGAGATTCGCTGGTAAAGATAACTAATACCGGATTAACTTGGGTAGCAGGTGATCAAAATATACTTGTTAAAACAAAAGACCAAGATATTCACATGATGAATAAAATAGAGTTGTTGGAAAAAATACAAGCATTGGATCGTCTATATGATTGAAAAATTATTAGACAAGGGATATTTTATGATAGCCAACAATGTTAAAGAAACAAACTATATTAGGCTGGCCTATATAACTGCGTTGACTATAAAATTAACTCAGCCGGAAGATTACAACAATGTCAGCATTGCTACAACTAATGTAAAACAAGCGCAGTCTTTAAAGCTATCTTGGGTATTTGATAGTATCATAGACTACGAAGGTCCAAAAGGAATGAATGCTAGATCAAGGGCCTATGAACATACTCCCTATAAAGAAACAGTATTCATTGATGGAGATTTTTTGTTCCTTAATGATGTTAGTCACTGGTGGACACACATGCAAAAACACGACCTATGGTGTGCTACTCGACCTATGACATTTAGGGGTGATACTATGACCAGCAATTATTATCGAAAAGTGTTTACTGAAAACAATTTACCAGATTTTTATTCTGGTTGGTTGTATTTCAAACAAAGTAGAGAAACATCCAAGTTTTGGGATATAATGCGGGCATTAACTGATTACCCAGAAACATGGAAAACACAATTAACTAATTGCAATTTTGAAAGTATACCTACTGATGAAGCGTGTGCGTTAACAGCTAAAATGTTAGACATAGTAGAAGATATGAGCGATCCGAAAATGCCATTCCCTAGATTTACTCATATGAAATCTAGATCGCAAGGGTTTGGAGATTCTGCAGGTAATTGGACAGACTATATCGCGTTTCATTATAATAAAGATTTTAATGTAAAAATTGGACCGTATCATCAACAGGACATTTTACATTACACACAGAAAGATTTAATTAGTGAAAATCTAGTCAATATGTTAGAGGAGAAGGTATGGAGCAAGTACAAAGACATTATGTAAAATTTAATTCCTCTACACTTGATATACAATCTGTAGGAGCACATTATATAGAGGAACTAGAATTCTCTATAGTAGAAGTTCCTTGGAAATTAATAGAACCATTTTTTACTGATTTTAAAAATATAAATGAATATTACCCGTTATTTGAAAAAAATTTAATAACAGGGTTTAGACGCAAGCGCATGTTCAATAGCTCAGTAGTAAGAAATGACGACCTCGAAACTGTTAAATCTCTTCGACCTTACGAGAATTTTATAGCAGACTGTGCCATAATTGCACAACTAAATGATAACACTCTCAAACTTCATTACGATCGACATCATTTTGATAGTTTATCCAACCAAGAAAACATTGAAAGATTGACTTTAGTCCAAGAAAAAGCATATAATATACATATTACGGAAAAAGGTAATCCCTATAATCTATATGATACTAAAGAAATACAAGTAACTGATTTTATCAATGGAATACCTATAGAATTATATTACGAAGGACCACGTCCAATATCAGTTTATGTCATCGCTAAAAATTAATGAATTAGATTGCATATTCATCTCGTATGATGAACCGAATGCAGAATTAAATTATGCTAGGTTGCTACAAGAGGCGCCTTGGGCAAAGCGTGTGCATGGTGTTAAGGGCAGTGATGCTTGTCATAAAGCCGCGGCTAACCTAAGCGAAACAGAATGGTTTGTTACAGTAGATGCAGACAACATCGTTAATCCCAAGTTCTGGGATATAGAAATTGATCTAGGTCAGTATCCAAACGCACAAGCATTTAATTGGCCGGGTCGAAATAACATCAACGGCTTGCGCTACGGCAACGGTAGTCTTAAGGTATGGCGCAAAGATTTTGTGCTTAATATGAAAACACACGAAGCCGCAGAAGAAGATAAAGGCCAAGTAGACTTTTGTTGGGAAGCAGGATACTATCCGCTTACTGTCAGCTACTCAGATACAATTATAAACACAACACCATTACAAGCATGGCGAGCAGGCTTCCGTGAAGGTGTAAAGATGTGTTTAGATCGTGGCTTACGATTAGAACAAGGCAAGAACGCCAAGGAAATAATATGGTGGGAGAACCTACACAGACTAAAGCAGTGGCTCACATTGGGCATACATGCTGATCAAGGTGCGTGGGCAATAGTCGGTGCATGGCAAGGAGTTTACCTTACTATGTGTACTGATTGGGATATTACCGATGTCCGAGACTTTGAAATACTAAATGAAATGTTCAATAGAATAGCCGGCATAGATCCGTTAGAACTAATTCAAATGTATCAAATAAAAACAAAAGATTTTATCAGTGTGCCTGTACTCAATGCAGATACAAGCGCCTATGTAGTTAACACCTTTGACGAATTTTATAGGCTTAACCGAGTATGAAGTTGATAACACTAGGTTGCAGTCTTACACATCAAGCAGGTTGGGCCGATTATATTGCAGAATGTACAAAATTACCGCTGATCAATTTGGCGCAATCAGCCGGAAGCAATCAAATACAGCAACATAGATTTAAAGAATATCTATTAACAGATAAGATTTCAAAAGACGATCTAATCATTTGGCAAATTACATCAACATACAGAAAGCATGACAGAATAAAATTAACTAATAAGTGGAGAGCAAAATTAGCTAAAGAATTGTACGCTCCTGACATTATTAAACGACAACCAAAATTTCATCACACAATTACGCAAAAAAATAAGAATATATTCGATAATAAGGCACGTATTGATTTCCTATGTACCACAGATTATATAGAAAATCCAACAGACGAGGAACAACTAATAGAAGATTTATTGTTTAATTTAATCATTGCTAAAAAGTTTACCGAAAATCTATTAGTTGTTTTTGGTTGGGGTCAAGTATTACCTTCTCAATATATACAAAAATTTAAAAAGTTATTATCATTAAATGATATTGAATACATAGAAGATACTATTGTTGAATGGTGCGAGGCACACCATCTACCAATGGCAGGCTCGTTGCATCCCACTCATAGATCTTATCAACTATATGGTGAAAAAGTTATTATGCCAAAGATCAACTCTATACTTGATGCAAATTTTAATATTATTCCGGCCTGGTTAAAATAATGTACGATATAATTTTTATCAGTTACGGAGAATCAAACGCTGAAGAAAATTATCAGCGTGTTAAAGCACGATATCCTTTAACTAAACGTGTTAAAGATGTTAAAGGTATACATCAGGCACACGTTAAGGCCGCCCGCATGAGCTTTACTGAAATGTTTTGGGTCGTCGACGGCGATGCACATATACTAGACTCATTTAACTTTGATTACAAGGTTCCTGAATGGGATTTAGAATGTGTGCATGTGTGGCGCAGTCGCAACCCGCTTAATAATTTAGAATACGGATACGGCGGGGTTAAGTTGCTCCCTAAGAAGCTCACATTAGGAATGGATCTTACCAAGCCGGATATGACTACCAGCATCAGTAATAAATTTAAGGCTATGGAAGAAGTCAGTAATATTACAGCCTTTAACACAGATGCATTTAGTACATGGCGTAGTGCTTTTAGAGAGTGTGCTAAATTATCCAGTAAGACTATTAACGGCCAAGTAAGTGCAGAAAGCGAGGCTAGATTGGATACATGGTGCCGATTAGACGCCGCTGTTTCGTTTGGAGCAGAAGGCTACATGGGTGCAATAGCTGGAAAGAAATTTGGCCTTGAGCATCTTAGCGAAATAAGTAAAATTAACGATTACGAATGGTTAAAGGAACAGTATGAAACGACTTTTAAGAATATTAATGACTCCCTGGCAGTGGTATAAAGATCGTCAGCGTATTAAAGAATTACGCCAGCGAGACCCATTCATTTACAAATGATTACTTGGGGAATATCAGCCAATAGTCACAATGCGGCAGTTGCTGTATTTGATAGTGATCGGCTGATATTTGCTACAGAAACAGAACGTTGGTCCGGAGTTAAAAATGACCCGCATTTAACTTCCGACTTGCACTATTACCTACATACTAAATCACTAACACCTAGTAAAATTATTTGGTACGAGAAGCCTTTACTAAAAACACTTAGACAGCTAGAAGCCGGACAAGGGTTAAATCTAAAAGAAAACAATATTAGACGATACATAAAAAAACATTTGTTTTCGTTACCAGTAGAATATGTTAGCCATCATCATGCCCATGCGGCCGCTGGATATTATACATCAAAGTTCAATGATGCGTGTGTACTGGTTATTGACGCCATAGGCGAATACGAAACACTCACGATCTGGCAGGGCGAAGGAGATAATCTAACTAAAGTATACAATTTAGATTATCCTAATAGTCTAGGGCTTTGGTATAGTGCAATGACCCAACGTTGCGGTCTAAGACCAAATGAAGAAGAATATATACTAATGGGCATGGCCGCTTACGGTGATCCTAAAAAACATTTTAATAGAATACTGTTAGACTTCTTTCAATTTCCAAATGATGATTACAATCATATATTTCGTTTAAAACAAAATGTACATCGTGGTTGTAGAGATTGGGCTCCTGAGCTGACTACTGAACAAGACTTGTTTGACATTGCGGCCGCAACACAAGCTGTATACGAAACTGTATTCGAACGTATCCTACAACATGCCTTACAACTTGTACCTAGCCGTAATCTAGTGTTCATGGGTGGGTGTGCATTAAACTGTTCAGCAAATCCCATAGTATACAAATACTTTAATAATGTATGGATCATGCCTGCGCCCGGGGATAGTGGAAGCGCAATTGGTGCCGTACTGGCAAAGTTAGGTAAACACATAGAGTGGAAAGGTCCTTACCTCGGACATGATATGGGTACTAGGCACAACAACTATAACATATTGAACGAATTACAAACTAATGGAATATGTGGGGTAGCTAGGGGTCCTGCTGAGTTTGGTCCTAGAGCATTGGGCAATAGAAGTCTCTTAGCAGATCCTAGAAGTATTACAGTAAAGGAACGTGTAAATGATATTAAACAACGACAACAATTCAGGCCGTTTGCGCCAGCAATTTTGGAAGAGTTGGCTCATTATTACTTTGATATCCCTGGCGACGGGAGTAGTCCTTATATGCAAATGGTCGCTACTTGCAGGGATCCTGAGTTATTTCCTGCTATCGTTCACGCTGACGGCAGTAGTCGTGTACAGACTGTATCAAAGCGAGATAATCCCGAGTTCTACGAATTATTAGTAATGTGGTATAAAGCTACAGGATGTCCGATGCTGTTAAACACCAGCTTGAATATTAAAGGCAAGCCAATGGTTAATGACCACAAGGATTGTAGTGAGTGGGAAAAAACTTACGGAGTTAAGATTTTTAGTTAGCCCAACCAAACGACTTTAATAGTATCTTTAAGCTACTATCATCTGGTAGGTTGTCTGAAACTAACTGTGCAAATTCGTGATCTTCACTAGATTGCGCTCCAATCACTTCCATAATTTCATAACTAGACATCCAAACAGATCTAGGAAGTTGAACTATTTGTTTAGATATAGAAATATCTCTTTCCATCACAGCCGCAACTTGTCGTCGAATATCACCGCTTTCTCCAAACTCGCTTGCCAATGCCGCGGCGGCAGTTGTAGGATCTAACGCAATACCTCTAACAAGTGCAATTCTATTTTCATCCTGTCTTAACTTTTCTGCCTCGTTTAATTGAGCTTGTTCTTCAGTTAGTTGCTTCTGTTCAATTAACATTTTCTCGTAGTTGTTAAACGCTTCAACTGCCAGTCTTTGTAATTCGGCAGTAGCATGTATCTGTGTGTCAGTATTAAGTTGGTCTTCTGCTAACTTCATAAAAGCTTCATGCTTTGCAGTTTCTTCAAGTATTATTCGGTTAGTAATTAGAGATTCGTATACATCTGAAGAATAATCCTGTGGTACATCATACCCTATGCTTTCTAACCTAAACCAGTTACCGTCTATATTAACTTCTGAGTATCTTGATTTAGTTCCGTCTTCAGTTAAATTTCTTACAACGTATAATAAATCATAAGGAATTTTACAGGTATAAATTTCCTGGGCATTTTCATAGATCTTGCATTCAATTAATGATGTTGATGTGTTGTACATAATGTTTATATTGTTGGTATAACGAGTTTTCTATTTGGGTAAAGATTACTTAATTTTTGAATGAATACTTCGTCGGTCCATTCTTCTGGTGGTTCACTAAGAACATTACAAAAATCGCCTACAAGAAAATAATTTTTTGAAGCAGGATCATAATACAAGTGCTTAAACGGATCAAAAACATTATAGTAACTGTCAGCCGCGTGTACTACTATCAGGTCTCTGAACTCTATAAGTTGTTGTCTTATCTTAAAAAAATCATTAATACACCCTTGAAGTACATCTTCTTGATTGTCGGTTAGTACTAGATTTGGCAAACCAATCCCTAGGGAACCGTAAGGCCTAACCTCTTCAGCATAGGTATAAGTAACATTCAAAACATCCAGAGATTCAAATGATA